ATTAGCAGTAGTCAAATTTGCAGAGAGAGGGGACGAGCCGTACCTGTACAGAGCACCCCGGTGGGAACTGTCAAAGGGTGACAGAGTAGTCTGTGAAAATCCCAAAGGAGACAAGAACAAAGAAGGCGAATACTACGAGGAAACAGGCAAGATTGTGGCATTGCATGATGTATTCCTTGACAGCGATGAATACAACTTTTTACTGACAGTTGCAGGCGTGAAAGAACTCAGGCGAATCAAGGCGGAAATCAGACGGAAAGATTTTACCTGGTTCAAAGAGGAAAAGGAAGCAGAGCCGGAGGAATCCGAGTAACGAGTTTACGAGAGAAAGGAAGAACAAAAATGAAAAACAGAGACGAGATAATTGGGTATGTTTATCAAACATACAAATATGATTCATTTGTTAGGTTGGAAGACAACCGAGATGTATTTTCGAATAGACTCAATAAGCTGATTGCTTCAATTTCTGAAAGATACATATGCAACCCCATCATCGTCAATGAAAAAAGAGAAATCATCGACGGACAGGGCAGATATGAAGCAAGGAAGTCATTGGGGCTGCCTATACATTATACGATTGCCAAAGGTGCAACAAGTGATGACTGCCGGCGCATGAACAGATATAACACCAAATGGTCAAGCCTTGACTTTGCGACATCATATGTAAAAGCAGGGAAAGAGGCATATCAGATTCTCTTAGCAACACGCGAAAAAACAAAAATGACTATAAATCAGGTCTTGCGCTTAGGAAATCATACTGGTTCTATTAGCCGAGAAAAATCGATAGCCATGAATGCGTTTGAGCGAGGGGATTTGATTTTCACAGAAGATGATGCGCAGGCGGTAATCAACGCCAGCGATATAGCAAATGAAATAACCGAAGCCCTCCAGTTTACCGGAAGAAGAAATGATGCGTTTTATTTTGGGGTGAAGGTCATGTGCGAATGGAAAGGATACGACCACAAACGCATGGTAAAGAATTGTCGTCGTTTAAGAAGCACATATCAACAGATGTCAACGCTAAAAGACGAACTGGTCGAATTGGAAAGGATATACAACTATCAAGCAAAGAACAAATTGTTTTTTAGCGATTACATAAGGAACAAAGGCGCAAATGTAAGAACTTATGACACCTGCTATTCGACATATGACGATGTGGATGTTTCAACGCTTAAACGAAAAAGGAGGATTGCACAATGAAACTTTACGAAATCAAAGCAGAATTAGAGGAGCTGGTGGAGAAGGCTCTGATCGATGAGGAAACCGGGGAAATCCTCGACATTGACGGCCTGAACCGCCTTGACGAGCTGGAAATGGCATTCGACGAGAAGGTGGGAAACCTTGCCTGCTTAATCAAAAACAAGAAGGCGGAAGCCGAAGCCATCAAAGCCGAGAAGATGATGCTCGAAAAGCGTCAGAAGGTGACGGAGCATGAGGTTGACCGACTGAAGGACTACCTCGCCAAGATGCTGAACGGCGAGAAATTCAAGGACTCAAGATGCTCTATCAGCTACCGCAGGAGCGAGAAGGTCACATTCGCTGACGACTTCCTTGTGGACAGTTTACCGGACTACATGAAGAAAATCACCGTTGAACCGAGGAAGACCGAAATCAAGGAGTTCTTGAAGGCAGGCGGCGAAATCGAGGGTGTACGCATGGAAGAGTCCACATCGATGCAGATAAGGTAGGTGATTATATGTCGAAAGTAATCGGAATAATGGGCGAGTCCGGCAGCGGAAAGACCACATCTATGCGGAATCTTGACCCAAAGACAACCTTCTACATCGACTGTGATAAGAAAGGGTTGAGTTGGAAGGGATGGAAGAAGAGCTATAACGCAGAAAAGAAGAACTATTTCAGGACAGACATGGTCGGCACTGTTGACACCCTACTGAAAAAGATCAACACGCAGGACAACATGAAGCATATCAAGGTGGTAGTGGTCGATACCCTGAACGGCTTAATGGTGGCTGATGAGATGCGCAGGAGCAAGGAAAAAGGCTTTGACAAGTGGGTGGATTTGGCGCAGTGCATTTGGGATTTGGTCAGTGAATCGCTTGAGATGCGAGACAACTTAACAATTATCTTTGTATGCCATTCACAGACGCAAAAAGAGGATGACGGCTACACATTCACAAGGATTAAGACCAGCGGAAAGAAGCTCGACAAGCTCTGTATTGAGTCCAAGCTCACCACAGTACTCCATGCCGTATGTGAGGGCGGTGAGTACAAGTTCAAGGTTCATGCGGATAACAGCACCGCAAAGACCCCCATGGGAGCGTTTGAAGCGGATGAAATAGACAACGATATAACAAAGGTGCTGGATGCACTCAAAGAATATTAAGGAGGAACACAACAATGCAGAAACCTAATAGTTATGACGAAGTGAAGGCAAGTGGAGATTTTACCCCCATCATCTTAGGCGGTCACCACATGGTGATTAAGAATGTGGAGGAGACCACCAGCAAGGCAGGAAAGCCGATGCTCAAGGTCAGCTTCGACTTTGCGAAGAATGACAGTCAGCCCGAGTACATGATGAACGAGTACAAGAACGACATTCGCCCGGACAAGAAATGGCCTCACTCTGGCACTCAGTACATTCTGACCGAGGACAAGGAAGGCAAATGTTCAAGGAGTTTCAAGAGCTTCATTACAGCCTTTGAAGCATCCAACAAATGCGAGGCTATATGGGGCGAGAAATTCGCCGCACAGTTCAAAAATAAGAAAATCGGCGGAGTATTCGGCAAGGTAGAGAACGAATACAACGGCAAGGTCACCATGCGCCATGAACTTCGGTGGTTCTGCGCTGACGATAAGGCAGACGATGCCGATATCCCTGCGGACAAATACCTTCCCACCAACAACAGCAACAGCAGCAGCAGTGCCATGATACCCGATGACCTGGTGAACACCGACAACGCAGCAGATGAAATCATTCCCTTCTGAGGTGACCGATGCAGATACAAATCGATTCAAGAGAACATAAGAGCGAACTCTCTCGAATAAAGAAGCAGTTTGACCATCTGGGAGTCGATTATTTCATCTCGAAGCTATATGTGGGCGATTACATGAGCCTTGACAATCCAAGGCTCTGTATTGACCGCAAAAAGGACTTACAGGAACTGATTGGAAACGTAACCCAACAGCATGAACGCTTCAGGGATGAGCTTATCAGGGCGCAGGAACACGGCATCCACCTCATCATCCTCTGTGAACATGGCGAGGACATCACCACGCTGGACGACCTTATCTTCTGGCAGAATCCAAGGCTCACCAAGGGCGAATGGAGAATGCAGGACGGACACCCGGTTAAAGTGCTGAAATATCCCAAGGCTACGACAGGTGAACAGTTGTTCAAGTCGCTCACCACCATCCAGAACCGCTACGGAGTAGAGTTCAGGTTCTGTGAGAAGAGCCAGACAGGAGCGGAAATAGTGCGGATTTTGGGAGGTGAAGGGAATGGCTAAAGATAAAAACGGATGGTATGCACTGCAAAGGTCAATACAAGACGGAGATATATGGAATTTAGACGAACCCTTTGGAAAGCGTGATGCATATATCGACCTGCTACTTATGGCAAACTACGAAGACAAAAATTTCATTCCAAGGCACAGTAATAATGTTATTCCCATTCATATCGGACAGCTTGCAACGAGCATGGAGAGTTTGTCCAAGCGGTGGAAGTGGAGCAGAAAAAAGACGATTGCATACATAAATCAGCTTGAACTTTTAGGACTTGTTAAGGTGAAAAGTTACAGTTGGGGTACAGCTTTAACCCTTGTGGAATATGGGAAAAGTGGAAATCAGGGTACAACACCCGATACAACACCCGATACAGCATCCGATACAGCATATGACACAGCACCCGATACAACACAGGGAATGTCGGTGGATACAACACCCGACACAGCACCCGATACACGACTAAAGAAAGATAAGAATAGGAATAATAATAACAAGGATAAAGAAATAAAACAAAGCGCCAAGCGCTCGGGATTTTGTCTTTGGGAAGGGGAGCCAGAATGACAAGCAGCATGATTGAAATCGAAAAGGTGAAAGAAGCTCTCGCGATACTCAAACCGAATGGTCAACTGTTCGAAATCAGAATCCTACAAGGAAAGCAAACGATAAGCGGATACTTCACGGATGGCGACACGTTGGAGAAGGAACTCCACAAGGTAAGCCTGAAGGGTGCAAACGTGTTCTACACGCTCAACCAGATAGATGAGTCATGTTATAGCAGAGAACAGCACGATTGCTTCCGGCAATGCAAGGTCACCACGAGTGACTCCGACATCGTGGCATACAATTGGATGCTTGTTGACCTTGACCCGGTACGCAAGACAGGAATCAGCAGCACAAAGGCAGAGTTGATGGAAGCCTACAACAGAGGGCTGAAGATTGCGGAGTATCTGCGTGAGCTGGAGTTCCCGGCACCTGTCATGGCATTAAGCGGTAACGGAATACATCTTTTGTACCCGGTGTACCTTGCCAACAACGAAGAAAATAAGAGCTTGATTGAAAAGTGCCTCAAAGCATTGGCGTTCCTGTTCAGCGATGAAAAGGTGGAAGTCGATACCTCGGTATTCAATCCGGCACGCATCAGCAAGCTGTATGGCACGATGGCACAAAAAGGCTCTAACACCCAAAACAGACCGCACAGGTTGAGCCGTATATTCTCGACACCGCCGAAGCTGGATGTTACCAGAAAAGAGGTTCTTGAGCGTTTGGCATCGGAACTGCCACAAGAAACCGCACCGACACGCATCAGCAAGAAGAGTGCGTTTGATGTGGAAGATTGGCTCGCTCATTACGGCATCAGGGTGGCAACGGTCAAGACATGGAAGGACACGACCAAGTATGTGCTTGAAGAATGTCCGTTCGACAGTAGCCACAAGGCACCAGATAGCGCAGTGATTAAGCAGCCAACAGGGGCGATATGCTTCAAATGTCTCCATAACTCGTGCCGTGGTCATGATTGGAGAGAGCTTCGGCTGAAGTTTGAGCCGGATGCCTACGATGACAAGACCTTGGCAGACGATGAGCGCATCAATGAAGGGTGGAAACAGTACAAGGCATACAACCGCAATCGGCAGGACATAGCGTACACCAACGCACCTGTAGAGCAGGAGCACCCTGAAAAGATGTTCGAAACAGCAAAGGACATCCTGAACAAGCCTAAAGAGGAGCGCATATACATCAAGACAGGCTTGGCGCAATTTGACAAGAAGGCAGGAGGCTTGGCGAAGGGCGAGATAACACTTGTGAGCGGTTTAAGGGCATCGGGCAAGTCGTCCATGCTCTCGCAATGGGTACTGAACGCCATTGACCAGGATTACACCACAGTAGTCTATTCGGGCGAGTTAAAAGATACACGCTTCATGAATTGGATGTACCAGCAGGCAGCAGGCGAAGATTGGGTGGCAGAATCGAAGAAGTACGAAGATTGTTGGTTCTGCAAGGACGAGGTCAAGGGCAAGGTGGCAGAGTGGCTTGGTGAGAGGTTCTGGCTCTACAACAACGACTTCGGGAGCAACTTCAATAAGCTGGCAATAGGACTGAACGAAATCATCAAACGACTGCAAGCAGACTTGGTGGTGCTGGATAACATGAGCATCTTGGACTTGTCGGACATCACGACAGACCGCAGGGCAGATAAATGGGATCAGCAGAAGCTCTTCGTGGAAACGCTCAAGAACCTGGCAATGGTCTGTAATTGTCACATCATCTTTGTGGCACATCCAAGAAAGGCGGCAGGATTTCTCCGGCTGGATGATGTTGGGGGGAGCGGTTCGCTCGGGAACCTTGTGGACAATGCTCTAATCGTTCACAGAGTCAATCGGGATTTTTTGAGAGGTTATAGGCAGGACATCCTCGGACTCCCTGCAATAAGCTCAAAGAAGAAGGACGAGGACGAAGAGAGCGGATACGACTTGGGCGGTGACAACTGCATCGAGATAGTAAAGGAACGAGAGAACGGTTTGCAGGACTTATTTATTCCGCTCTGGTACGAAAAGTCCACCAGAAGGCTGAAGAATAGTCCACTTGAAAAGGTGGTATATGGCTGGGATTTTGACGGATTCATAGGCAGACAGGCGGATGAGATACCGCCATTCTGAGGAAGGAGAACAGATGGAAGAACTACATGGAGAAGAGTTAGATCTCGCCCTGCATGACTGTATGGCGATAATTTGGAAGGCATACAGGGAGTCATTGGCAAAAGGCGACTTTGACATCTATCAGGACAGTTTTGAAGCGTTAAGAGCCAAATACAAGGATGAAGCGGTCAACGCTTACATCACAGGCATGGGAACAGGGTTAATCAAAGCATTAAGCAGAAGAGCAAGAGAGGAGAAAGCATGAAAGCAGACCCATTGACAAGACAATTCGTCAAAGAGCGTGACGAAGCAGTAAAGACCGCAATCAAGGCAAATGACCTGAGAGTCTTCCGGCGATTCTATGCAAGGTGGAAAGCTAAAGGGATTTACCAGATAGGTCTACCGAGTGACGAAACATTATGGCGGACACTCTACAAGATGCTATACCACACGAAAGATGCAACCGAGGAAGAAAAGGCAATGGCTGAAAGGTGGCTGATAGCACATGGCAGCAGTACGAAGATTTGAGAGGAGAAGCAAATGAGAGTTGAAATAAAGATAAACAATCTGCCGGACAAGATAG